TGGTGTTAAGTGTTCAATCTTTATATTGAATTCGTTAACCTTATTGGTGAAATTATCGTTGTTGGTCCCTTTCTTAGTGACGACAGCGTATTTACTGAAATTATCCCAATTAGCTACACCTAACACAGTTGCAGTATCAGTCTGACGATTAAACGATACAAACATGTAAAGGAAATGTGGTTTGATACAATCGCTACAACACTCGTATTCAGGTTTAGGGTCAACGTTCCTACCTTTGGTTCTAACTTCAATCTGTTGTTTAACTCCATTGTGTTCTATGATGAAATCATCATTAAAGTTCAACCTTTCGTAGGTTTCTCTGAACGGAACGTGTACTATTTTAAGCTTGTTCTGTTTCTCTAAATTTTTAAGGTATTTGAAAACTGCGAACTCACCAACTTTTCCGATATAATATACGTCTAACGACTGTTTGGCATCGTTCTTAAAACTATACGTACTGAAACCGTCAGCCATACCTTGAGCATGCTTAATACAATAGGCTTTATCGGTTTCAGTTAATGTATAAGTAGATAAAGCCATAATTATGCGCTACACCCAAAACAATCGAATGGGCTATCTTTAGGTTTTTCTGGTAAGACTTCCGTTTTCATTGAGGCTAATTTAGAATTAGCTTCAAGCTTACTCTTAGTCCTTGTATAATATGAACCAGTTTTAAGACCACCTTTCCAAGCATACATTAATGCACTAGCAATCTTAGAGTATTTAGCATCAGAGTGATATACGTTGAGTGATTGTGATTGGTCAACGTATTTATTCCTGATTATAGATAAATCCAATAACACTCTCTGAGGTATTTCCCATACGTCCTTATAACGATATCTTATATCTTCTGGGATATCCATTATATTCTGGACGCTACCTTTATTTCCAATAATCTTATCAATCATATTATTATCCCACAGACCCAAATCCAACAATTCGTTAACTAAGTATTTGTTCACGATTAAGAACTCACCTTGTCCAACTCTTCTGGTGAATAAGTTTGATGTTACGGGTTCAAATGATTCAAAGGAACCTAGAAGAATGGCAGAGCTGGCTGTCGGCATTAATGCGAGGAGCAAGCTGTTATACATTGGTATAGACTCACCTTCTGATTTTGGTGACCAACCTTCTATGTAAGTCTCACCTTTGGAGTAACGACTACCTTCCCAAGCTGGGTAACATTCGCCTTTCTCTTCAGCAATCGACATAGATTCAGTTAGAGCTGATTTGTACATAGTTTCAAATATATCAGTATTCCACGTTTTTGCCGAATCACTTTCATATGAAATCTTCTTCTTAGCAAAAAAGTCTGCCATACCTGCCACACCAATCGCTATCGCTCTCTGATCCAACCCAGCCGCTTCGCTCCATTCATCAGACCACTTATTTTTATCGATTACTTGATTCAAGGCTTTAACCAAAACTTTAGTGCTCTTGGCTACGGTATCTAAGTTATCATGTTCGCTAAGATTGATTGATGCCAATGTGCATTGAGCTGTTTTTCTAGGTTGGGAGACTTCCAATATTTCGCAACACAAATTACTCATTTTAATAACACCTATATTATCTTGCATGTTGCGTTTATTCGCATTATCTTTGAATAATACATACGGTTTACCACTTTCAACCTGCGCTTTGATAATAGAATCAAAAATTCTCTTAGCTGAAATTGGTTTCCCAAGACCTAATTCAACAGCCTTAGCATACTCGGCTTCAAATTCGCCTCCGTAGAGTTCATATAAAGGCCTTAGACCCGCTTTAACTATATCATTGGGGCAGAATGTATACCAATCTTCGTTAGCCTCCAATTTACGCATAAATAGGTCATTTATAACCACTGCGGTGAACAAGTCTCTAGTTCTTAATTGTTCATCGCCAACTGGTGATGTCAACTCAAGGAAATCAATGATATCTCTATGCCAAACAGATAAGTATAACGCACAGCTACCAGACCTAGACCCTTGTTTATAAAAACGCATTTTAGATTGAACCATGTCAGCAAATCTGACGACACCACCAGCATTACCGTTGAATGAGCCAACAAAACTTTCCTTACTTCTGATAGGGTCAATCAATAACCCTATACCTGCACCTTCTTTTGAAGCGTAAGCTATTTTGGTTAAAGTTTCTTCGATACCTTCAATACTATCAGACTCCAAATGTGTTAGGTTACAGCTAATCATACCGCCTCTCTTATCGATACCAGCGTTGGTGTAAGTAGGTGTGGCAAAATTAATTCTCTTTGACAACAATTCTTCTAGCAGTTCTTGTTTATTTTTATCGTTTTCACTCAGAAAATTGGCAACCCTTTCATACATACATGATGGTAATTCTAATGGGGCGTTTTTAACATCTCTTTTCGAGTATTTCGTTAAAAATGTTGTGGCCGCAAAGAAATCATATGTTAAATCCACTTGTTGTAATGGTTTACCGATAAGTTTTGATTGGCGGCTGAGTAGAATCCTACCACCTAACAAAGAATAGTCAGGGTGTTTGATTACTTTATCGGCTGCTTTGAATGCTATAATTTCATCAATTTCAGTCGTTGTAATATTATCACTTATCAAAGGTATTACTTCTTGAAATAGAAGGTCTGGGTTCACTTTAAGCCCCTTGGACTGCTCTTTAATCCTAGTAAGAATCTTATTAGGTGCAAACGCTTGTGTTGATTTATCTCTTTTTACTATTTTCATCTTTATTTATTTATAACATTAAAATTCATCATCAAAAACACCTTCCATACTAGAAGGAATGTCAACCCTTGAATATTCGCCCACTCTTTGTTCAAAAAAGTTATTCTTAGCTGATAGTCCGATTCTAGCCATGAATTCAAATGGGTTTGATGCATTGAACTCTGGTTTGCAACCAAAATCATTTAATACGATATCTGTTACATACTGTACATACCTTATCATATCTTCTTTAGTCATACCTTGTAAACCATCAGGCATGCTATCTTCAACAAAGGCCTTTTCGACATCACAACAGCTGAGTATAATATTTCTAAGTTCATCTTTTGATAACTTATATTCATCTTTAAGATAATTCTTATATAGGTTCAATGCAAACTCATAGTGAGTTGTTTCGTCTCTAAGAATCAGTTCGTTCATGGCTGCAAGGCCAGCCATCTTATTTCTACTTCTATACCAAAAAACTCCTGAGAATACACTTGCGAAAGAAATACCTTCCACACAAGCAAACGCTACTAAACGATGACCGAATGAAGGATGCCCTATCCAATTCTCAGCCCATGTAGCCTTTTTATTGACAGCTACATTGGTTTCCATTGAGTTGAATAATGCTTCACGTTCCTCAAGGTCTTTGATATAGGTTTCAATCAACAGTGAATATCCGTTAGCATGTACTTGTTCGATGAATGTTTGGTGACCATAGAAATATTGAGCTTCTAATATCTCAACCTCATTCAAGAAATTGGTTGCAAGGTTATCAATCACCAGTCCATCAGAAATTGCAAAGAATGCTAAGATATTTTTTAAATATGTTTTCTCATTCTCTTTAAGTTCATCGAATCTATCTTTACTCAAATCCACCTCTTCCGCAACCCAAGTCTGAGATTCAGCGTTCTTATATTTTTCCCAAAGGTCACCATGTGTAACAGGAAAAATTGAATATCTTTTTTTTATGTCATTACTTTTTAAATACATTTATTTTATTTTTTAAGGTTAATTATTAAATTTCATCATCACTATTAAGTCGTTGTCTTGCTTTACTAAGAACTTGATTTACATAATCCTGTTCGTGCTTAACATCCACTTGTTTCTTCTGCGTAAAGGTAAATGCCGAAGCGGTGTCAGCAATATCAATCTGTATCGTCTTATTATCAAATAGAACATCCATAAAGGTTATACCGTCTTTACCGAATCTAGACTTGAGTATCGCTACGTTAGCTCTACCACTTTCTTTCTGTTCTAATGATTTGGCTATAGACATTATGAAGTGACCTATTTGACCTTTCTTAATTGACCCACCGATTTGGTCAGATTCAACAATTTCAGATTTTATACTGCTGCGATTTCCTTGAACGCAGGTCCAGCCTGCGACATCTAGTTCATATAACATCGATTCAAATTCGCGCATAATGTTACCC